CAAAAAAGACCGACAAAATTAAAGAGAGCGAACTTTTTGACCCTGAGATCGAACCAGAACCACTTTTTGGTTGATAAATAATACATAATTGCTGTATTTTTGTGCCTTTAGAACGGGTAAGTCAATCTTTTAAGGATATAAGTGCAAGTTTTCAGGCAAATCCCCTGAATAATGATCTTGTAGTGCTAAAAAATGCAAATGCTATTGCACGTTCTATAAGAAATATCATTTCAACGTCTCCTGGAGAGAAGTTTTTTGACCCAGATTTTGGATCAAACGTAACTAAGTTGCTTTTTGAAAATATTGACGACATAAGTGCAATTTCAATTCGTGATGAGATTGAAAATTCAATCAACAATTATGAGCCAAGGGTTCGTTTGCTATCCGTTGAAACTTTTCCAGATTATGATAATAATGCTTTTGACTGTAGATTGACCTATCGCATCATTGGCATTGATATTCCGCCACAACAATTAGAGTTTGTATTGCTACCGACAAGATAAATGTCTCTTTTAAATTTTTCTAGTCTGGATTTTGACCAGATTAAAGATACTCTCAAAAATTATTTAAAAACATACTCAAATTTCACTGATTATGATTTTGAGGGATCTAATCTGTCAACGATTATTGATGTATTAGCATACAACACCTACATTACCTCATACAACACCAACATGGTGGCGAATGAGGTGTTCATTGACAGTGCAACATTAAGAGAAAATGTTGTATCTCTTGCAAGAAACATTGGATATGTACCAAGATCCAAAAAATCATCAAGATCAACAATTAATTTCTTCGCAGATCTCTCAGATGTCACAGATCCACCAACTACACTGACCCTAAAGAAGGGGCCTGTTGTTGCATCTGGCGGAAACTTTAATAATCAATCATTTGTTTTTGGAATTACTCAAGATGTAACCGCAGCTGTCATTGATCAGGTAGCTCTTTTTGATGGAGTTGAGGTTTTTGAGGGAAGTGTCGTAAATCAATCGTATGAAGTTGATTATTCTAACACAAATCAAAGATTTTTATTGACAAATTCTGGTATTGACTTAGATACTTTAGTTGTAAAGGTCAAACCAACAGAAAACTCAACCATTAGTCTAAAATATTCTCGTCAAGACAACTTATTTGACGATAAAATGGGTTCTGCGATTAATGGGAACTCAAAAATTTATTTTGTACAAGAAGTAGAAGATGAAAGATATGAATTAATCTTTGGAGATGGGATTTTTGGAGAAAAATTAGATAATGGTAGTATTGTTGAAATATCTTACATCAGAACATCCGGGCCTGCAGGAAATGGCATATCTGATTTCCTTTTTAGTGGCAGATTAGAGTACAGCAAAGGTAGCACCATTTTTCCAGTATCAAGTGGAATATCTTTAGTTACTGTATCATTGCCTTCTAGTGGTGGTGAAGAAATTGAGAGCGTTGAATCTGTCAGAAAGTATGCTCCTCAAATTTATGCCACACAAAACAGGGCATTAACAGCAAATGACTTTGAAATTTTGATTCCAAACAAAATTTATCCCGAAGCTGAGTCAATTTCAGTATATGGTGGAGAAGATTTGATACCTCCACAATATGGAAAGGTTTTTATCAGCATAAAACCAAGAAATGGCGACTTCATACCAAATACTATTAAAGAAAACATAAAAAGAGATCTTAGGAAGTATTCTGTTGCAGGAATAATTCCAGAAATTTTAGATCTGAAGTATCTTTATGTTGAGGCAGAGAGTAAAATATATTATAATCCAAGTTTGGCATCAAATGCCAATGAATTAGCAACAAAGATTCAAAATAATATTACAAAATACGCAGATTCAAGTGAATTAAATAGATATGGTGCGAGATTTAAATATAGTCAATTCTTAAGACTCATTGACCAAACTCACGCTGCAATAACCTCAAATATAACAACTATTGAAATTAGAAGAGATTTGAGGTTGGCATTAGATCAATTTGCAGAATATGCGATTGATTTTGGAAATGAATTTTATGTTAAAAACATGAATGGGTACAACATAAAGTCCTCTCCTTTTAGGGTGATAGATATTAATGAGGATGTTTATCTTACTGACGTTCCTAACGCTGATAAGAAGACTGGAGTCATTAATTTATTCTCTTTGGCAACTCCAGAGTCCACAACTCCAATTTTGAGAAGAAGCGGTGTTGGTTTAGTAAATTATGAAAAGGGTCGGGTAACATTGAATCCTATCAACATTATTGCAGGAAAAACCAAAGATAGTCAACAAATTTTAGAAATATCGGCATGTCCATTATCTAATGATGTTATTGGTTTACAAGATCTTTATCTCCAGTTAGATAGAACATCTGTTGAAATGGTTGTTGATCAGATCAGTTCCGGATCAAGTCCATCGGGTTCCAACTACACAGTAAGTTCCAGCTATAGTGCAGGAAATATCGTAAGATAACAAAAAACAAATGAAAGAAAACAGAGTAAAAATTAGTTCCATCGTTGAGAGCCAATTACCCTCTTACGTAAGGGAAGAATTTCCTTTGATTGGGCAATTTTTATCAAGGTACTATAGATCTCAGGAGTATCAAGGTGGCCCTCTTGATATAGTTCAAAATATTGATGAGTACATCAAAAGAACTACAACTGATAATTTTGTTAAAAGCACGGAATTAACTTATCCACTTGATCAATTTAGAATTGGTAATATATACGTCGAAAGCACTGAGGGATTTCCAGAATCTGATGGTTTAATCAGAATTAACAACGAAATTATATACTATCGATTTAAAACGGATATAACTTTTGAAACATGTATCAGAGGATTTTCTGGAACTATTTCCTATGATAATCCAAATGATTCTGAAGAATTAGTTTTTGACAATACGCAGGCGGCCGCACACGAAGCATATAGCGAAGTCGAAAACTTAACTGCTATCTTTTTAGATGAGTTTTTAAGAAAAACAAAGAAGCAACTTTTATCTGGATTAAGTGATAAAGATTTATTTTCTGATTTAAATCAAAGATCATTTATCAAAAATTCCAAGAGTTTCTATTCTTCAAGAGGAACCGATAAGTCTTTTGAAATTCTTTTCAAAGCTCTGTATGGAAAAAGTGCTCAAATAATTCGCCCCATTGATTATGTAATTACCCCTTCAGACGCTAATTATAGAGTCAATAGAAATTTAGTCGTTGAGATTGCAGAGGGAGATCCTGAAAATTTACTTAACAGAACTCTTTTCCAGGATGAATTTGAAAATATCCGAAAAGCATACGCTCCAATATCCAGTGTAGAAAAAATCTACTCTGGTTTAGGGACAGCAGAATATTATAAGATAGCTGTCGATGGATCTTTAACTCAAAATGATGGATCATCTGACTTGCTATATGGAGACTTCTCCCCACATGCTAAAACATTTATAATTGGAGATGTTGTAGAAGGTCAAACATTCCTCGATGTTGACACTACCGTTGGGTTTCCAGTGGAGGGAACTTTAAGTTTCCAATATTCAAATGGAACTGCTGGAGTTTGTACTTATTCTGATAAAAATTTAAATCAATTTTTAAATATTGAATCTACCGGAATTACTTCAAAAATTAATGATGGAACTGCTATTGATCAAAATACGTATGCCTATGTTGGTAATCCTGTTGATAATGGAGTCAGAGTAAAGATTAGATCTGTTTTAAATGATGTTGCTGTTCCTAGAAATACATATTATCAAAAAATTGGTTCCAGGACAAAAATAAAAACTTTAGGAAAACGTGGATCGTCTATAAAAGATAATAATTGGTTAATTAATTCGGCACAATATTATGATGTAGAGAGCCTTGTACTTGTTGATGCGGCTAACAATACCTATAAATTGGTAACAAAAGATAATCATGTCCTCAAAATAGGAGACTCGCTATCTTTGACCGATGTCAATGATCTAATATTGCCAGAGGAATTTATAGTTACTGATATTTTTAGTAATAACACTTGCCTTTTCAGAGGAACTGGTATTACCGATGCAACTCTTATATCAAGAGTAACTAGAAAAATTAGAAAAGTTGATTCTAATATACACACTGATTTAAATTCACTAATAGCAAATGTTCAAAATGTTTATTTAAAACCAGATGGTGGATTTGTTAATGGAAAGCGATATACTGGTCCAGCTCATGAACATGTTTTAGATGATGGTTCAGTCATAAGAATGGTTGGAGCAAAGCATGCAAACTTCCGACATGCTACGATTGATGATGATCCAAAGTCTTCTAAGGTTCTTATAGCATCTTCATCATTACCATCAGATCCAAATACAAAAATGGATCCGAAAATTCAAAAATTTACTGTTTCTGGAACATTTGTCGTTGGAAGCACAGATCTGAAAATTACAGATGGTGTTGATCATAATTTCTACACAGGCGATAAAATCATTTACTCGCCACAAAAAGGTTCTGTTGAAAGAACTTTATCAGATGGCACAATTATTGACCAAGAATTCATTATTAGTTCTCTATTTGACGAAGCAGCATATTTTGTTAAAAGAGTAGATGCTAATACTATCAAGTTAGCTAGAAGTAGGGCAAATATTCACAATGGTCTTTTTGTAGAGGTAGAAGGCACTACTGATACCGTAACTATCACAAGTAATGACTTTGAGTCAGCTGATGTCTTTTTAAGAAAGATTGAAGCACAACAACTGCTTAGAGAAGTAAAACTTCCAGTTAAAGATAGAAAAAAATATGAAACAATGCCAGGTTATAATGGCATGCTAATCAATGGTGTTGAAGTTTTAAATTACAAGTCAACAGATATTTGTTATTATGGAGAGTTATCTTCCATTTCAGTTACAAATGGAGGAGAAAATTACGATGTAATTAATCCACCTGTTTTGGGAGTAACTGATTCAGTCGGAACAGGTGCAACAGGATTTTGTGGGGTTGAGGGTAACTTAAAAAAAATCACAGTTATTGATTCTGGATTTGATTATCTCGATGTTCCCGTAATTAAAATTTCTGGAGGATCTGGTGAGGGAGCGACCGCTGAAGCAAAGATGGTCACCATTCCTCATAATGTTACTTTTGATGCCAGTGGTATAGGATCTGCTGGAGTTGGTGTTGATACTTCTACTATTGGATTTTCTACCACACATAAATTTAGAAATGGAGAAAAGGTAGTTTACAAGACTTTTGGTAAAAAAGCACTTGTTGGACTTACCACTGATGCAACTTATTATGTAAATGTTGTCAATAATTACACTTTAACTTTACATAAAAATTTAAGCGAAGCTTCTACTGGAATAGGCATCGTTACATTTACTGATTTTGGTGAAGGAATTCATTCTCTTAATTCTCTTGAGGGAAAATCTGTTGTAAGTTCTATCAATGTAACAAATAGTGGAAGTGGGTATAAAAATAGGCAAACTAATTGTGTATCTGCTGGAGTAAATACTGCTCTTAATTTGATCAATATTGTAAATCATGGATATGATAGCGGAGAGATTTTAAAGTACACCACAAGTGGCACTGCAATAGGAGGATTGACAAACTCTTCAGACTATTATGTAACCGTTTTAAATGATAATCAATTTAAACTGTCTGCAGTTGGTGTCGGATCTACTCAGTCAAATTTTTATTACAGAACTAAGCAATATCAAAATTTTGATAATATTGGAGATGGAAAGCACACTTTCAACTATCAGGATATAACAGTATCAATCACTGGTAATTTGGGAATCGGTAGTATTGAAGGTAAATCTTTCGCAGCTCAAATTCAACCAATCATCAGAGGTGAAATCACAAATATTTTCCTAGAAAATAGCGGCGTAGGATATGGTGTTACTAATATCTTAAATTATGAAAGACCTCCCCTAATAGATTTAAATTCTGGTAGAGGGAGTGAAATAACTCCTGTTGTAACTAACGGAAGAATTACTGATGTCATAGTTAGTGCTGCAGGAACTGACTACAATACTGCACCAGAGATCAAAGTTCTTGGAATCGGCACGGGAGCTGTACTCATTCCAGAATTAAACTCTGAAGGAAATATTATTTCAGTAAATATTGCTAATTCTGGTGCTGGATATGGATCATCCACCACTTCTGTTAATGTAATAAATGCTGGAGAACTTGCAAACTTTAAACCAAATATTCAGCGATGGACTGTTAATAAGTTTAGAAAAACTTTACCACAATTAACTCCGGATGATGTTTTTATTGATCAATCTCTCAACCGTAGCGGACTGCAGTGTGGATATGTTTATGCACCTAGACCATTAAGATCTAGTTTATATGGATCATCTGCAGATGGTAAAGTTCTATTTGGTAAAAAAGATTTAACTTTGGTCAATGGATCTGAAGGCACTTCAAATGCTCACTCCCCCATAATTGGATGGGCGTATGATGGAAATCCAATTTATGGTCCTTATGGATACACCACTAAGGCTGGTGGAGTTGTAACTCAAATGAAGTCTGGATATGTTTTGAATTTAAAAGTAACCAGACCTCCAACGAGCGAATTCCCACCGGAATTCTTTGTTGAAGATTTTAAATTTATTGAAAATACTGATGAGTCTTTCCTTGACAAACATAATGGAAGATTTGGTGTTACTCCAGAATATCCAAATGGAGTATATGCATATTTTGCTACCATTGATTCTGTTGCCGCTGGAGATGGTGTCTTTAAAAACTTCAAACAACCAAAATTCCCATATTTAATTGGAGATAGTTTTTATTCAACTCCAAATGGGTTTAACTTTGATCCAAATTCTAGACAAGATCGCATTGACCTAAATGAAACTACTTGGACTCGTAATACTTTCCCATATTCATTAGAGGAAGATAATAGTGGTTATAATTATGTAAAACAATCTTATAGGGAAGTTGAACAAGAATCACAGTTAAAGTTTGTCAAGAAAGGCTCAGTTGATTCTATAGGAATTGTAACTGGTGGACAAAATTATCAAGTTGGTGATGAAATTGTCTTTGAAAAACAAGAAAACAATTCTTTTGTTCCAAGTGGATCCGTTACTAGAATTTCTGGTCAAGGAATTGGAACGGTAAGTGTCAATACGACTACTTTGAATAATGTTGAGTTTTACAGATTATCTCCTACTCAGTTCTTAGGAATACACACATCATCTCATGGACTACTTAACCGCGATATTGTTACCATATCTGGATTTACAACAACATCTGCAGAATTGCGTGATTTTATCAATGTTGGTGTAAATACGACAAGACTACAACTCACTAAAGCAGTTGATAATATTGGCGCTACTGGAATCGTAACTTTCTTCTCAGTTATCGGTGATTTAAACATAGCAGCTGAAAATGACATATTTAAGATTGGTGATGAGAATGTTAGAATTTTGAATGTTGATAGACCTTCTTCAAGAATTAGAGTTTTACGTCAAGAAAATTCCACCGTAGGCACTTCACATACAGAATCCTCTAGATTAGAAGATTTACCAAGAAAAGTTACATTCAGTGTTGGAATTAACACTGATATTTCACAAAAAATCAACAAAGAATATTACTTTAATCCTGCTGAGTCAGTGGGTCTGTCTCAAGGCACTTCTACGTCAGTCGGAATTGGAACAACTTTAGGAATTTCTAACCCAGGATCCGGAAAAACTCAAATTTTTGTTGAAACTAGATCAATCTTCCTTCCAAATCACGGATTACGAACTGGAGATGTTTTAACTTATCAAACAAATGGTGGAAGTTCCATTGGAATAGCTACTAATCCAAATACTGGTATTGCTGCCACAAATCCAAATACCACGCTTCTTAGTCAACATACTGAACTGTTTGTAGCAAATCTTGGTGTCGATTTTATCGGTCTTTCTACAGTGAAGCTTGGTATTGGCACCACAGGATCTTTTGTTGGAGTAGCAGATACTTCTTCACATCAACGTATCATGCATTTCCTTGGAATAGGAACTGGTACGATTCATAGTTTTAAAACAACGCATCCAGTAATTAAAGGAAAGATTGAAAAGAATCAAGTAACTGTATCAACTTCTTCAACCCATGGTTTAGAGAATAATGATACTGTCACTATAAATGTAAGTCCGGAAAATACTACTTCAATTAATTTACTCTACAATAGAGCTAACAGAAAATCCATAGTCACCGGTTTAGCATTTACCTCTGGCGGAATAACAACTGCTGGATTTACTACCACATCAAACATAATTCCAGCAAGAAGTTCAATAAGTCTCAGTAATCATGGTTTAGAAACTGGCCAAAAAGTAATTCATATTGCAGATTCTCCATCCGAAGGATTAGAAACTGACACTGAATACTTTGTTTATGTTGTTGATAAAGACACAATTCAGTTAACTAATGATAAATTTGAAGTTACAAAATCTTTGCCTAATTTTGTTGCGATTAGCACAGCAGGTAGTGGAGAAATTTATCCAGTAAATCCATCAATAAAATTATACAAAAATTCTGTTGTAAACTTTAACTTATCTGATAATACTTTATCATACACTCAAAATGCAACGTCTTTCCCAGCATTTGAGTTAAAATTCTATACCGATGAGAATTACATAAATGAATACTTAGGAGTGGGCACCCTTAATGATGATGGAACTTTTGATGTAACGACAACTGGCACTGTTGGTGTGACATCAGATGCTAAAGTTACTCTTAGAATAAAGAAAGATACTCCAGAAACACTTTACTATAGATTATCTCCAATTCAAGATCTTTATAACTTACCAGTTAATAGAGAAATTACTGAGGATCGGGATCCAACGTCAAATAAACTTATTGTACAAAATAGTAAGTATAACGGACAACAAAATATCACAGTATCCAGTGATAGAACCTTTACCTATGAGACAAGAGAGGTTCCCGAAGCCTCATCATATAGTCATAATTCAGCAAAACTGTCGTATACAACTAGTTCGGAAAATGCCTATGGTTCTATAACCGGAGTTAATATTACAAACAAAGGTGTTGGTTATGAAATAATTCCAGGAATTACTACAGTCACAAGTTCTCTTGGTAGTGGTTCTCTATTAGAACCTGCTAGCACCAGCATAGGTAAGGTTGAATCAATTGAGATCAAGAACATTGGATTTGACTATTCATCAGACCGCACACTCAGGCCAACGGTCAAACTTCCACAAACCTTTAGAATTGAACCATTAACTGGTCTTCAATCTGTTGGAGTTACTTCAGTGGGTAGAGGATATAACACTGCTCCAAGTTTGATTGTTCTTGATGGGAAAACTAGAAAGGTAGTTGAAGATGTAAAATTAAAATACACTTTAGGTGCTGGTGTTGAAATATTACAAAATACCAATGATCTGGCAAATATTGTTCCAACAATCATCCCTGTTGGAAATCCTAATGGTATTAGAGCAACCAACTTGAGTTATGATGATG